GTCACCTTCTTCTTCATGGCGTCGCACAGGCCGGGAAGGGCGGGTTGCTTCGGCATCGGCGGGCTCCTCTTCGCGTCGCCCAACCCTATCAGATCACGCAAAGACCGGTAGGTTTTTCAGACGTTCCCTAAGTATGAGGATCTCTGTCGGGTGTGGATGCCTGCCGATGGTGTCGGCTGGTATGCCCATATCCACGAGGCAATGGAGGATTTGCAGGCCCAGCTGAAGCGCATGGAACTCGCAAAAGCTACGCCCGAGCAGTTCGGCCTGGCGGTCCGCAGCCACCCAGAGACCCTTATCGTCACGGCGCGCAACAAGATGGGGACAGGCAAGGAATTCCCGATGAAGGTCAGTCTTGCCGGGAAACTGGTAGAGACAACACGGATCAGGAACGATTCCGTCCAGTTGGAACGAAACCGGGCGGCTGGAGGCGATCTTCTCGCTGCGATCCTCGCGTCCGGTCAAACTCCGGTGCCGCGCACGCGTGGGCATCTGTTCGTCGCCATACCAGTTACGTTGATCAGAACCTTCCTGACCACGTTCCGTGCCGATGCGGCTGATCCCATTACCGATCCGCGGCTCATGGGCGATTACATCGGAGCAAGATCCGAGAGCGAACTGCGGGAGTGGGACATTCTCTTCGCCAGTGCACAGAAGGACGGCATTGATGCCGACGACTTGTGCGGTCTCGCCATGACGCCCTTTGATCGGGGGGTTGGCGAACCCGACCTCCTGCAGGGGGTCCTTGCAATCAGCGGCACCAGTCGTCGTGTCGGCTCGCCTGGCGACGAGCGCGAGGGATTGACCCAGCCCCAGATTGACGGTGCTGTTGCGCAGTTCCGAGACAGGTTGGCTGCTGCGGGCAAGCCCGTTCCCTCCACGCTGCCGCCCCGTATCTTCTGCGAGATCGAAGGGCGGCGACCTCTGATCATCCTGCGCTTCGTCACGCCCACCGTGACCGACGAGGCGATGCAAAACAGGCTTCCGGGCAACGTGCTGGCTTGGAGCATCTGCTTCCCGCCATCGCATGTCGAGGGCGGAACGGTCGAATACGTCGTCAATACCATCCGCATGCGCGAGATGTTCGGCGAGGAAGAGATCGAAGAGGAGGCGCTGGGTGATGCCGAATGATACGCCTTGGACCGGCCTCGAGGCCGGCAAGGTCGACACCCGGCGCGTTGATGCAAAGGGGCGTTGGAGTTTCTTCTGGGCAGTGATGCCTCGTGCGGACGTGGCGCTGGTTCTGCAACTCGCGGAATTGCCGAAACCGGTGCCTGACTTGCCAAAACTGCGCAACCTGGAAATCCGTTTCCAGACTTTGCCTGGCGGGCCGATCCTCTACATCCGCCTGAAGGACAATGCCCAGATCGAGCTGTTCGAGACGCTGTGCCGCGATGTCGTGGCGGCAGCTGAATTGGCCGCGACCGAGCACGAGGCGCTGGAGCGGTCGATCGGGCGCACTTTCCGCTGGCATTATCTACTGCGTGGCGGCAGGGCCGAGGTGCTGTCGGAAGAAGCACAAAAAGGTCTGATCGGAGAGATCGAAGTTCTGAAGCGCCTGATCGCCGGTCTTGGGGCGAAACCGGCTCTGATGTCTTGGACGGGCCCGTCCGGTGCCCCGAAGGATTTCGAACTGAGGGAGGATTGCGTCGAGGTGAAGGCGCGCCGAGGTGCTTCGCAGCCCTTCGTGAAGATCTCGAATGAACACCAGCTGTCCGACGTTCCGGACCGTCGGCTTTGGCTGTCAATCCTGGCCGTCGACAAGGTTCAGCCGCCGCATGGCCGCACGCTGACAGACTGTGTGGCCGAGGTCACGGATCTGCTGGAACGCACTGAACCCTCGTCCATCCTGGCATGGGACCTGCCGGTTACGATGTGTTGCACGACTATGCGCCTTGGCGATGGATCGTTTCCGAGCCCGAGTTCCATGCCGTAATGGAAGGGTTCCCGAGAATCGCCGCGCCAATCCCTCTTGGCCTGTCGAACCTCTCCTACGCCCTTTCCCTGTCCGCCTGCGCCCCGTTCCGCAGAACTTGGGAGATGGTGCATCCGCTGCTTTTTGCCGAGGAAGACGATGAGCGAGCTTGAGGAATACCACCAGAGCCTGATGGCCGACATCCGGCGTGAGGCGGACGCCAGCGGCATCCTCATGGTCGAGGCATTCTTCGACCGGATGACCGAGCGGCTCACCGAGGCGGGCGAGCTGGAAGTTGCGGATCGCGCCTACTTCGAAAATACCGACGGCGGACAGAAGATCAGGATTGACGGTTATGCGGGTGACCCGCGTGATTGCGAAGGCATCCTCGGCCTGATCGTCTGCGACTTCGTGGACTCGGACGAGGTGCGGACCTTTGCCAAGTCAGACGTACCGCCCATCCTCAACCCGCTGATCCGTTTCCTGAAAAAGGCCCGTAGCGAAGAATTTCGAGACTCCCTGAACGAAGTCAGTCCCGCCTTTCAGGTCTCGGACCTGATCATCACCACCTGGTCGCAGGTCACCAAGGTCAAGCTGATCCTAATCTCGAACCGGCAATATACCGGCCGCGACGATGCCGTGAAGCTGGCAGAGGTCGGCGATGTACCGGTCACATGGTCGGTGTGGGATCTTGCCCGGTTCGAACGCTTCGACCGCTCGGGTCAGGCGCGCGAGGACATGGTGATCGATTTCGCGCAGGATTTCGGCGGCGCGCTGCCCGCACTCAAGGCCAGTCAGGCGGGGGCAGCACTGGAAAGCTATCTGATGATCGTCCCGGGCATGCAGTTGGCCGCGATCTACGACCGCTGGGGCGCGCGATTGCTGGAAGCAAATGTGCGGTCCTTTCTTCAGGCCCGGGCGAAGACGAACAAGGGCATCCAGAAGACCATCAGGGATGAACCAGAATTGTTCTTTCCGTACAATAACGGTCTGTCGGCCACGGCTGATGCGGTGACCTGCGTGCAAACCGCTGAAGGACTGACAATAGCCGCGATCAGCAACCTGCAGATCGTCAACGGTGCGCAGACGACAGGAACGATCCATTCCGGTCTTAAATCGGCGAAAGAGCAGTTGCCGAAGGTATTTGTCCAGATGAAGCTGACTGTCGTGCCAGCCGAGCGGTCCGAGGGCATCGTCCCGAAAATCTCGGAATTCGCCAACACACAGAACAAGGTGAACGCCGCTGATTTCTTCTCGAACCATCCTTTCCATGTCCGGATGGAACAGTTCTCGCGCAACGTGATCTTCACCGCGCGCGAAGGTGAACGGCACGACAGCAAGTGGTTCTATGAACGCTCGCGCGGGCAATTCATCAACGCGCGTGGCCGGTTGACGTTGGCCCAGCAGAAGAAGTTCGACCTCGAATTTCCCAAGACACAATTGTTCAGCAAGACCGACCTCGCAAAGTACGAGTCTTCTGCCACCGGTCACCCCCATGTCGTATCGCGTGGGGCGCAGAAGAACTTTGCCGAATTCGCAAAGGATATCGGCGAGGCGTGGGCAAAAAGCGACGCGAAATACGACGAGTTGTGGTATCGGAGGCTGATCGCCAAGGCAGTCATCTTCCGCAGGCTGGAGACCGAGGTACCGAAGCAACCCTGGTACGAAGGCGGATATCGAGCCAACATCGTGACATACGCCATGGCCAAGGTGTTTCATGATGCGACCGACGAGAAACAGGTGCTTGACCTCGATGCGGTCTGGCGCCGCCAATCGGTAACAGACGCGCTTTCAGATGCGCTGATCCTTGCGGCAGCCGAAGCACATGAGGTGATCACGCATCCTCCACATGGCGTCCGGAACATGTCGGAATGGGCAAAGCAGCAGGCCTGTTGGAACGGCTTGAAGTCAAGAAAGCTCGATTATGACGACGATTTCGATGGCTGCCTTGTGCTGATTGACGAAGACCGTCGCCGAAAAGGGGACGAGAAAAAGAAGAACAAACAGGACGACGGCATCAACGCCCAGAACGAAGTGGTCACCCTCGGGGCCGGTTTCTGGAGCAAAGTTCAGGAATGGGGGCGGCACAAGAAACTGCTTTCCCCGGAGGATCTCCGTATTCTGCGGCTTTGCTCTTCAATGGGTCGCGTGCCGCCGAACGAAATTGCTTCGAAGCATGCTCTTAAGGTCTTGGGCCGCATGCGAGACCAAGGATTTGATGGCGGATGACGAAGGCTGCTGCGGCTTCCCGGTTGGCAACGCTGGTGCGGCGCTTGGTCAGATGGATCGCTTGCGCTGCTCTTCCCACTCGGGGGGAAACGGCTCCATGAGCTCTGCCAGGGTCAGCTGAAGCCCTTGCTTTCCGTCGAGGATCGCCTCGACGATGTCCGGTGCAAGCAGCGTGAGCCGCAAGACGCGGGTCAGATAGGATGGCGCAATGTTTTCGCCATCGGCCAGTTCAGCAATGGTCGCAAATTGTCCCGACTCGAGCATGCGTAACCAGCGGAAAGCCCTTGCCAATGCCTTGACCAGAGTGTTGTCGGTCTTGTGTTGTTGGACAGTTCCGGGCGGCAGAACCATCTCCCTCCGCCCGCCACGCTTTACGATGCGGAACGGGACATGCACAGTGACCGTTTCGGGGGTCGGCCTTGTCTGGTTCATGCTGCTTCTCCGACTTCCGTGCGCATTTCACGCGCCAGCGCTGTCAGCCCGTCCATTCGCAACCGCACGTTCAGTCCCTGAGTGCCGATGTCGACCCGTTCGACCAGCAGTGTCACGATGCGGGCATGCTCTGCAGGGAACAACTGGTCCCACAGTGGATCAAGCCCCATCAGCGCCTCTCGGGCGTCGGCCTCGGTGATGTCACCGTCTCGAGCGCGGGCTGCCTTCCACGTGCCCGCCACAATTTCCGGTTGGCGGAACACGGCGCGCAACTGGTCGATGACGGCGGCTTCGATTTCACCAGCAGGCACGCGGCCAATCGGACAGGATCCGGCACCATGCTTCAGGACGGTCTGGCTGACATAGTAACGATACAGCCGCCCGCCCTTGCGGGTGTGGGTTGGCGAGAAGGCCGCGCCATCAGGTCCGTAGAGCAGCCCTCGCAGGATCGCGGGAGTGTCGGCGCGGGTCCGCGCTGCGCGCTTGCGCGGGCTTTCCGTCAGGATGGAGTGGACGCTGTCCCATATCTCGCGGTCGATGATCGCTGCATGCTCGCCGGGATAGCTGGTTCCCTTGTGAACAGCCTCGCCGATGTAGACCCGGTTGTTAAGCATCCGATAGATGAACTTCTTGTCGATGCGGTGGCCCCGGCTGGTGGTGACGCCCCGCTCGGCCAGTTCGCGCGCCAGCACCGTGCCCGATCCAATCTTGATGAAGCGGGCGAAGACCCAGCGGACATGGGCGGCATCGGCAGGGTTTTCGATCAGTTTCCGGCTTTTCACCTCGTATCCGAGCGGCGGGCAGCCACCCATCCACATGCCTTTCATTCGGCTGGCGCGAACCTTGTCGCGGATGCGTTCTGCCGTCACCTCGCGTTCGAACTGGGCGAAGGACAGCAGAATGTTCAGCGTCAACCGCCCCATCGACGTGGTGGTGTTGAAGGATTGCGTCACGGAAACGAAGGTCACGCCGTTGCGGTCGAACACCTCGACCAGCTTGGAAAAATCCATCAGCGAGCGGGACAGACGGTCGATCTTGTAGACCACGACTACGTCAACCAGCCCATCCTCGATGTCGGCCAGCAGCCGTTTCAGGCCGGGGCGTTCCAGCGTTCCGCCGGAAATGCCGCCATCGTCATACTGGTCGCGCACCAGCACCCAGCCCTCGGACCGCTGGCTGGCGATATAGGATTCGCAGGCTTCCCGCTGGGCATGAAGGCTGTTGAACTCCTGCTCGAGACCTTCTTCGCTAGATTTCCGGGTGTAAACGGCGCAGCGCAGTTTGCGGACGACAGGTTTGTTCATGCCGTCCTCCGGTGGTTCTTCAGCCCGAAGAAGACCCAGCCGTTCCAGCGTGTGCCGGTGATAGCGCGGGCGATGGCCGACAGCGACTGGTACGGCCGCCCCTGCCATTCGAAGCCACCTTGCGTCACAGTGACGATCTGTTCGACGCCATGCCATTCGCGCAGCAGCCGGGTGCCGGTGATGGGGCGGTCGCGATCAGCGCGGATGCGGCGTGTAGTGATGTTGCCGCCATCAAGCTGTTCGCCCAAGGCTTCCAGCCGCTTGATGGTTTCGGGCTTCAGCCCGCCATAGGCCAGTTCCTGGATGCGATAGGCCAGGCGGCCTTCCAAGTAGCGCCGGTTGAACGGCGGCGGTTCGGTTTCGAACAGGTCGCGCCACTGCGCCTTCAGGTCGGGCGTCGATGTGGTCTTCAGCGCAGCCAGGCGCGCGGGGATTGGATCGGGTTTCGTCATGCGTCTCTCCGGTGTGTTGGAGTTGCATGAAGGCATTGGTCGGGCGGACAGTGTAGGCAACTTTCTCCAGTCTGGTCAGAGACTTCGGCCCGTTCCCGCATGCGCAGCCGGATCAGGCCGAGCGCCAGCAACCCGCACAGTTCGGCGCGACGGGCGGCGGGGGTCATCGCCGAAGAGGCGATGGGATTTGGGCGGCGGAGGGGACCGGGATCGAACATCATGGATCGGACGGTGCACGACCGCCGTTCCCGCCGCGACCTTGGAAGGGGTCAACCCCGTTTTGGGCGAATGCCTCTTGATAGGGTGCACCCTTCAGGTGTTGCAACATCAGAGTGGGTTGAGCGGTTCAACCGTTCGCATTATGTTCGGGGCTCTCACCCCGTTGATTCAGGAGATTGCCATGGCGCTGGAAACGCTCGACCGTACGCTTTGGAGTCATGCCGAAGCGCTGGCGCATGTGCAGGCGGTGGTCGTCGCCCGGCGCGCCTTCGAGGCGAGCCAGCGCCCTGCTGCGCCGCCACGCCCGGTTCATGCCTGGGAGCAGCCGCAGGATCCGGTGGTGGCGTGGAGGACGGAAGCCCAGGAGCAGGTGCAGATCGCCCTGCGCGACGGCGATCTGCATGCGCGGGGGCGCTATACCGAGGAGCGGACACATGGCTGGGGCCAAGGCGGCAACGGCACCGGGTTCGGCCTGCATTCCGGCTACCACAGCAGCATCCGGCCCGAACAATGGCGGGAGGGGAAGTTTCTCAACGGCAAGCTGACGGCGATGCTGTGGGAGTTCATCGACATCCGCATTCCGCGCTTCATGGTCCAGGCGATCTGGCCGGAGTTCGTGGCAACTTTCGTGCCGGTGGCGATGCCGGACCAGCCCTACACCACGCCCTATCTGGACCTGATGCAGGCCGCGATCGCCCGGTTCGGGATTTCCGTGCAGAGCCAGGAGAAGAAGGAATGCCTGTCGGACTGGTTCGTCGAACAGCGGGTCGAAGGCGAGCCGTTGTCGCGCAACCTGGCTGATGCGATGGCGACGCTGGTCCGGATGCCTTCGGCGCAGCGCGGCGGGGCGAAGCGGGTGATCGGGCCAGATCTTCGGCAGGCTGGGTAAGGTCCGTCGACTCTGGTCGACATGCGCCGGTCATTGGCATATATTGCCAGTGCACTGGATGGAGCCCCGATGCCGACCCGCAATGTCGTCCTGACCGACAGCCAGACCCACCTGATCGACAGGCTGATCGCAGACGGGCGTTACCAGAATGCCTCGGAGGCACTTCGGGCCGGACTGCGGTTGCTGGAACGCGAAGAGGCCGAGATGGGGGCCCTGCGGACCCGGCTTGCCGAGGGATTGGCCGAGGCGCGCGCAGGCGTGCTGGCCGACGGCACCGGCGAGGATGCGATCCGCCGCGCCTTTGCGACCGCGCGCACGACGTCCTGATGCCGAAGCCCTGGCGGTTGACGCGGCAGGCCGAGCGGTCGCTGGTGGAGATCGCGCGCTGGACGTTTCAAACCTTCGGCCCGCGACAAGCCGAGGCCTACGAGGCCGACCTGATCACGCGCTGCGCGGCTATTGCCGCAGGCGGGGCCCCGTCGCAGGATTGCCGCCGCCTGATCGATCCGGACCTGATCGACGACCTGAGGTTCACCCGGGTGGGGCAGCATTTCATCGTGTTCGTCGAGATGGCGGATCAGGTGGTCATCGTCGATGTGCTGCACAGCCGGTCGGATCTGCCGCGCCGGTTGGCGGCTCTGGGTGATCCGAGGGCTCCCGACCAGGGCTGACACCGGGCCCTTGATGAGGGCTCCATCCACCTCTCAGCGCGGCCCTGATGAGGTGAACCGTTCACCCTGTTCGCGCTCGGGTGGGTTGACCCCACCATTGCTCGGCGTTCCCGGAAGGTCCGCAAACCGGCCTGCCGATGCCCTTGGGGTCCACCCTTGAACTGACGTGATTTCATATAGTTGCCGGAAGGCGTCCACCCTTTCCGGCAGGAGGGCGGCGTGGTGGGTGGACCGCTTCCGACGTCGCGGGCACCTTCCGAAAGTCGGCAGAACCGGGGGCAACAGCGCCCTCATCCCGGTTCCAGACGTCCGTGCCCGCCCGCCTCCGCCTTCCCCTGTGCATCGTCGCTGCCGCCTCTCGGGCGACCGGCACGTGCGGGCGCGTCCCGTGGCGTCAGCAATGAGCGGGCGGGACTGGCAGGCCTTCGACGCCGAGTTGCGTGCCCGGACCCCGGAGATCGCGGCGGAACTGCTGGGCAATCCGAGCTTTCGCGCCGGGCAGGAATGGCGCTGGGGCCGCAAGGGCAGCCTGTCGGTCGTGATCGGCGGTGCCAGGGCCGGCATGTGGTTCGACCATGAGGCGGGCGACGGCGGCGGGCTGGTCGATCTGGTGGCGCGCGAGAAGGGGTTCAGCCGGACGGACGCGTTGGACTGGACGGCCGACCGGATCGGGATGGTCGGGACATTCGGGGCCAGCGAGCGGCGGCGTAGCCCGACGCGGCCGAGACCAACAACGCTGCCGATCCTGCCGCCAAGCGCGCCGGTTTCACCGCAGGCTCGACCCGATGAGGTCGAGGCACCCGATCCGCCCCTCGACGAAGCAGATCCGGCCGTCGCCCGCACAAAGGAAGCTGCCGTCCGGGCCGCCCGTATCTGGGCCGCCGCAGGCCCGGCTCCTGGCGACCATCCCTATGTCGTCCGCAAACAGGTCGCACCGCTCGGGCTGCGCTGTGATGCCCGTGGTCATCTCGTCGTGCCGCTGCAGGATGCGGACGGTCGTCTGCACAGCCTCGAGACCATCGCGCGGGACGGGGCCAAGCGGTTTCTGGCGGGCGGCGCCAAGCGCGGGCACTTCTGCGTCATCGGCATGGACCCGGCGCCGAAGTCGGACCCCTACGGGCCGATCCTGATCTGCGAAGGCTGGGCCACCGGCGCGAGCCTGGCAATGGCGACCGGCCACACGGTCATCGCCGCGATGGACGCCGGCAACCTGCTGCCGGTGGCGGAGGCCCTGAGGGCGCGCTTCCCCGACGCAGATCTGATCCTCGTCGCCGACAACGACGTGAAGCCCGACCGCGACACCAACCCCGGCATCGATGCTGCACGCAAGGCGGCGCTGGCCGTTGGGGCCTGCATCGCCATTCCGACCAGCCCGGGCGATGCCAACGATCTGTTCTGCGCGGAAGGTCCTGAGGCCGTCGTGGCGCTGATCGCGGGCGCGGCCAGAATTCCGCCGCCACCGCCGACCTATCCCGCACCAGTCCTCACACCCGACGAAGCCCGCGCCAGTCTTGCCGACGCCATCGCCTGCTTCATGGCCGCGATCCCCAGATACTGGGCCGCCATCGAAGCCGCCCGCGAGGCGGCGCAGGACGCAGACGAGAACCGCAATCCGCTGGATTTCAACGTCGTGGCCACGGCAGCTTTCCCGCCGTTGCTCGGCCTGCCCGTCGATGTCGGGCTCGGCAAGACTTCAAGCGCCCGAGGGGCCATCGCCGATCTGGTCGCTTCGGGCGGCCTTGATGGTCGCAAGGTCGTCTATGCCGTCCCGCGCCACGATCTCGGTGCGGATCAGGTCGCCGCCTTCAGGGCGCTCGGCCTGCGCGCGATGCTGTGGAAGGGCCGCACCGCCCCAGATCCGGAACCGGACAGCCCTGAACAATTGATGTGCCGCGACACAGAAGCAACCTTCGATGCGCTCGAGGTCGAACATCCGGTCGAGCAGAGCTGCTGCCGGGTCAAGCGGGGCGGCGAGGTCCATCTCTGCCCACAGTATCATGCTTGCGGCTACCAGCGGCAGAAGCCGGAAGCCCAGGCGGCGCAGGTCGTCGTCTGCGCCCATGACAGCCTGTTCCACATGAAGCCGGAAGCCCTCGGCACGGTCGGCCTGCTCGTCATCGATGAGGCCTTCTGGCAATCGGGGCTGCGCGGGCTCGACGGCAAGGCGACGCTGACGCAGGATGGGCTGGAGCCAGGCCGCGCCTCGCTTGCCTGCTACGGGGCCAAGGGCAAGATCGACCTGGCGGCCACTGCCGATCTGGTCGCAGCCCGCAGCCGCCTGCTGAAGGCGCTGCAGGTCTGCGAGCCCGGCCCCCTGCGCCACGGGCTTCTGGAGGCCGTGGGCCTCACCCCCGAAGACTGCCGCGAGGCCGCCACGCTGGAACGCCGCCGGATGCGCGATGCGGGGCTGTTGCCCGGCATGTCGCCGGTCGAGCGGCGCAAGCGCATCGAGAAAGTCCTGCCGCCCCCGGGCGAACCCTGGGCGCCGCCGGGGCGTTGCGCCACGCTCTGGCTGATCCTTGCCGAGGCGCTTGAGAATGGCCATGATGCCGCCGGGGCGGAGCTGGTGCACGAGCGGACGGACAACGGATCGGTCCGGGCCTTGAAGCTGCGCTGGCGCAGCCGCCTGCGGGCGGGCTGGGCGGCCGAGGCCCCGATCCTGCATCTCGACGCGACGCTGCGGCCCGAACTGGTGCAGACCTACCTGCCGCGGATCGACATCGGCGATCCGGTTGCTGCACGCCAGCCGCATGTCCGCATCCGCCAGGTGACGGGCAGCCCGACCTCGGCCCGCGCCCTGACCCCAGCCGCCGATGCCCCCGACCGCGATCACAAGGCCGCAGTCCACCGTCTGCACGATCTCGCGGCCTGGATCGCGCTCCGCGCCCGGCAATGCCGCCGACCCGCGGCCCGGGTCGATCTGCTGGTTGTCGGCCAGAAGGCCGCCATCGACGCGCTGCGCGCCACAGGGCTGCCGCCCCGCGTCGAGGCAGTTCACTTCAACGCGCTGAGCGGGCTCGACCGCTGGGGCGATGTCGGCGGCATGATCGTCATGGGCCGCACGCTGCCCGCCCCGCGCACGGTCGAACTGATCGCCATGGGGCTGACCGGTCGCGTCCCCGCGCCGAAACCAGAGGATGCAGGCTGGTGGTATCCGCTGGCCGACCAGCGCATCCTGCTCGCGGACGGGCGGACCGCGCCGTCCGCAGCCGAGGCCCATTCCGACCCGATTGCCGAGGCCGTGCGCTGGAGCATCTGCGAGGGCGAGCTGATCCAGGCCATCGGGCGAGGGCGTGGTGTCAACCGCACGGCCGCCTCACCGCTCGAGATCGACCTGCTCACGGATGTGGTCCTGCCCGTCACCGTCGATGCGCTGGTGCCGTGGCCGGACCTGCGGCCGACCCGTCGCGACCTGATGGCGCTGACCGGAATCGTGCTGGAGAACGCGGCCGACATGGCGACCTGCTTCCCGGATCTCTGGGCGACCGCCGACGCTGCACGGCAGGACCGGTCAAGGAGTGTGACAAACTGCTATTATAGAGACCTCTATAATAGCCAAATGTCACACTCCTCTGCGGAGATGACCTATCGCCCGACCGGTGCAGGTCATCGAAGCCGCACCGCCCGCGTGGACCTTTCCCGCATTCCCGATCCGGAAGCCTGGCTCACCAACCGCCTCGGCCCGCTGGCCAGTTTCGATATCAGGCCATGCAACGTTGCGGCGCAAGGCACACCCGACGCTGACACCTTCCACGCCCTCCCAACCCGCCTGACCGCCAGCATGCAGGCTGTGCTTGCCGTGCGCTGCGCCGCCTTCAATGCGCTGGCCGTTCGGCTGAAGGCCGCGAAGCCCGCCGCCTTGCGGCGACCCGATCATCCCCAACCACAAGAGGAGACCCAAGCATGAGCTACGACAGGATGCGCGTCTATGACGCCGGCCGCGTCCACGACACGGATCTGCCCGACTGGTATCACGAGGCCGAGCGCCTCAGCCAGACCGAGAGGATCGACTGGCATCGGGCCCTGGAGCGCGTGCTCGACTGCGAATATACGCTCCTGACTGAAGACGGGCTGTCGGGCGGCGCGATCGAGATCCGGTTCTGGCCCGGCGAGAACCATGGCATCTTCGTCGTGATCGAGACGCCGCTCGCCTTCGTCGAACAGATCGTCGTCCCGAACCCCGCCGACTGGCTGCCCTTTCTCTCGGGCTACCTTGCGCCGCTCATCGCGGTATCCAACCAGAGCGCCATGCTCGCGCTGCATGGCAAGATCGGGAACGCCTTCATCGCCTGGGCGCGGCACGGAAAGGGCAGCCATGTTGACCGCGAAACAGGGCTCAGCCGGATCGACCTCGACAATGACCGCGACCGTCGCCGGGCCGAACAGGCCCGCCTGGCCATGGCGCGGGCGGAGAAGGCTGGCCGCACATGACCGGAATGCGGTTCATGCCGAAAGGCAACGGTGGCGAGCGGCGCGATGCGGATCGCGTGAAGCGGGATGGCTGGATGGAGCAGGGCGTGCTGGCCGTGGCAATCGACGATGACCGCCTCACCTGGCCCGAGAAGGAACTGGTCCGGCAACTCGGTGACCGGCTCTATGGCCCGCGACCGGGACAGCCGGAGACGACCGAAGCCTGACCGGATTCCCGCTGGACCCCGGAATCCGGATCGGGGTCCACCCGGGGTCCGAGGCCCGCCCGGGAAGTTTCTGGTTCCTTTCCGGGCACTTACGTATACGGGCGGGCGAAGCGCGGCGCATCGCTAGCGACAGGGCCGGATTTTTGGGAAGCCACCCGGAAGCCGGATCCACCTGACCCCGCGCAAACCACAAGAAACGCTGGCCTTTGGGCTGGACACCCCGGATGCCGCTGGACCCCGCAAAGAGTCCAGCGCGGCATCCGGTGTCCGGAATCCTGCCAGCATCCACCCGACAATCGGAAACCACCCGACCATGACGCTGAGCTTTGCCCCCGAGCGGATCGAGACCTGGCCGCTTGCGCGCCTCCAGCCCTATGCCCGCAATGCGAAGGCGCATGGCGCGGATCAGGTCGCGAAGATCGCCGCCAGCATGGCCGAGTTCGGCTGGACCGTGCCTTGCCTCGTGGGCGAGGATGGCGAACTGATCGCGGGGCATGGTCGGGTGTTGGCCGCCACGCAGCTGGGGCTGACCGAAGCGCCGGTGATCGTGTTGGGCCACCTGACCGAGGCGCAGCGGCGGGCCTACCGGATCGCGGACAACAAGCTGACGGAACTCGGCACCTGGGACGAGGCGCTTCTGTCGGCGGAGCTGAACGATCTGCTGGCCGAGGATTTCGACCTGTCGCTGGTCGGTTTCACCGACGGCGAGTTGGACAAGCTGCTGGCCTACGTCGCGGAAGACGACGGTGAAGACGGTGGCGCCGGGGGCTCCGTGCCGCCGGTGACCATCCCCGAACCGCCGCGCAATCCGGCCTCGCGCACCGGGGATCTCTGGATCCTCGGCGACCACCGCCTGCTCTGCGGCGACAGCACCAGCCACGACGATGTGCGCCGCTTGATGAATGGCGAGCGCGCAGTCCTGTTCGCGACCGACCCGCCGTATCTGGTGGACTACGACGGCTCGAACCACCCGACCCGGAACAAGGACTGGTCGGCGTCCTACGGTACGACCTGGGACGACAGTTCTCAGGGGGCGGAGCTCTACGACGGGTTCATCTCGGCGGCCGTGGCCGAGGCGATCACCGAGGATGCGGCCTGGTACTGCTGGCATGCCTCCCGCCGTCAGGCGATGCTGGAAGCGTGCTGGGAGAAGGCCGGGGCTTTCGTCCATCAGCAGATCATCTGGGTGAAGGACCGCGGGGTTCTCACCCGCTCGCATTACCTGTGGAAGCACGAGCCCTGCTTCATGGGCTGGCGCCGTCCGAACCGCCCTCCGAAGGTGGCCGAGGAAACCCTGCCATCGACATGGGCGCTGCCCAGCTTCGCCAAGGACGACCGGCCCGACCATCCGACGCCGAAGCCACTTGACGCGTTCGGGATCCCGATGCGCCAGCATGTCGCCCGTGGCGGGCTGTGCTATGAACCGTTCTGTGGCTCGGGCTCGCAGATCATGGCGGGCGAGGCCAATGGCCGCCGCGTCTTTGCAATGGAAATCAGCCCGGCCTATGTCGACGTCGCCGTGGAGCGCTGGCAGGCCGAGACCGGGAAGGAGGCAATCCTTGACGGCGACGGGCGGACCTTCGCGCAGGTGAGGGACGAGCGGCTGGGCGACAAGGCCGATGATGCCGCCTGATGGCCGTCTACTACAACGATGCCGATCCTGCGGCCTGCGCCTGGCTGCGGGACCTGATCGCGGCCGGGCTGCTGCCTGCCGGCGAGGTGGACGAACGCTCCATCCACGAGGTGGAGCCCGCCGACCTGCGCGGCTTCGCGCAATGCCATTTCTTCGCCGGTATCGGCGGCTGGCCCTATGCGCTGCGCCTCGCGGGTGTGGCGGATGACGTGTCCGTCTGGACCGGCTCGCCGCCCTGCCAGCCCTTCAGCCAGGCCGGACAACGGAAAGGACAGGACGATGACCGCCATCTCGCCCCGGCCTTCCTCAAGCTTGTCGCCGCCTGTCGTCCCGACCTCGTCTTCGGCGAACAGGTCGCCAGCGCGGCAGTGCTCGGACCGGTTGGCGGCGCACCTTGCACAACGGCTGGAGCCCCGGCTGGCTGGGCGTGGTTCGACGCTCTGGCGGCTGACCTGGAAGCAGCATCTTACGCCATCGCGGCGGCCGATCTGCCGGCTGCGGGCATCGGTGCCCCGCATATCCGCCAGCGGCTGTTCTTCGGCGCCGTCCGAGCAGACACTGCCGCAGGCAGGCTGGGCCACAGCCTCGGCGCGCGATCACAAGGACGGGTCGGAATGCCCGGCCGTGCCGATCAATGCGCTGCTCGGTCGGCAGGTCTGGCTGGCGGGCTGGCCGACAGCCATGGCCGGATCGCCGGGCACGGATCGCTACAACGCAGCCGGAAACACCGATGCGAGCCGCCGGACCGTGGCGCTGATCACCTGGCCGGAGGGCACGATGACCCCGCCGGGCCCCGCGCGACGGACGGCGTCTGGCGAGATCCTGACTGGCTCCTCTGCCGCGATGGCCGCTGGCGGCCGGTTGAGCCCGGAACATTCCCGATGGCTGATGGGGTATCCGGCCGAATGGGGCTCCTGCGGGGTTACGGCAATGCGATCGTGCCACCGCTCGCGGCGGAGTTTGTGATGGCGTTTCTGGAGTGCCTGCAATGAAGCAGAGCCGGACCATGTCGATGGTCGAGGCTGCGGCAAACGTTGTCGTCGGCTACGTTCTGGCCATCGCCACGCAGATCGTCGTGTTCCCGTGGTTCGGGATCGAGGCCGTGCTCAGCGAACATCTGGCAATCGGCATGGCCTTCGTCGGCGTCTCTTTGGCGCGTGGCTACCTGCTGCGCCGGTTGTTCGAGGCGATCCGGTTGCGAAGCGTGGAATGAAGAACCGCCGCCCGAAGAGGGGCGGCGGCATCTGGTTCGTTGAGTTGCGCTGCGTCAGCCGCGCAATGCGTACACCCGCCCTCGCCCTTCGACCTTCTCGGAGGTCACCTCGAGCCCGAGCCGCTTCTTCAGCGCGCCAGACAGGAAGCCTCTGGTCGTATGTCCGGCCCATTGAGTGGCCGCGACGATCTCGTTGATGGTCGCGCCCTCCGGCGCGCGCAACATCTCGATCACGGCCTCCTGCTTGGTGCCGTTTCGGCGGCGGACGGGCTGCGGGGCGGCCTCGGGCTGT